GTAGGGAGTAGCCTAGCCAGTGAGCTATATACCAACTGGTGCGATAGTGCGATGGATTCAGTAGCTGATCACGGCCCCACGGCTATGGTATCAGCTTTGAACATAGTCGAACAACAACGGCGACCCTTTCAACGTATGGTCTACATATTCCTTTATGGTAATTCTAAGCAAGTTGAGAGACTTGTGAAGGAATTAGCATCTAGAGATAGCAAGGCCACACTGAGTAGGCTTAGGAAACTTCTGGAGACTATCAATAATGAGATAGCCTATCACGAGACTCAGCCAGGTTGCCACTATAAAGAAACTAAGGGTGGTAAGGAATTAACCTTTGAGTTTTCTATGACTCAGTATACTGATCGCATTAATGCGATTGCAGTAGCTACCAAGAAGTTTGAAGAGGCAATAGCAGATGATCAGCACGTATTAGATCAGATGGTGAGAGTTTTGGATAGACGCCAACAGAACAAACTGGACGCAATTATTGCAGATGGTCGATCCACTGAAACCAAGACAGAGACAAGGGTCAAGAATGACCTTGCCCAAGATGATATCAACAATGCTGTAAATGCATTAGATAGCGTACTTGAAGAGGTCGAAATAGCAGTAGAATAAGCCAACGTAGTACACGATTGAACCGCTACCTAGTAAAGCTATCCAGTGTCAAAACTGGGTAGCTTTTTCTTTTTTTTTATTTTTCCTGGCTACAACTTTGATCAAAGTTAGTCAGTCAGTCAGTCAGTCCCTCACAACCTGGAGGTAAGTTATGTATTTGCAAGGCCTGGATATGTACGATAGGGATACACTTGATAAGTATCTCAAAGAGTACAAACACTATGGAATGAGAGTCTCGGTTTTAGGTTGGCGTGAGAGTAAGATAGCCGTTGAATATCTAAATCACAGTGATAAAACAGTGGTGAAACTTATCTCTTTAGACGGACTACAAACTGGTCTGGAGAGTGTACACCTAGACGCACAGCCAATCGATATCTGTTAGTAACTTTCATCAAAGTTAGTCAATCGCAGCCCATCACTGGAGGTAAGCTTATGGTATAGCTCTTATCATATACAGTGGGATGTACGACTTGTAGATCCCTAGATTAACCGAAGTTCAAAAAGAGGTATGAGAAAATGCTCTCGTGTGTTACAAGTACACACGGGGCCAGGGTTATTCACTTGGGGAAGTTGGAAGTAAGGATGTGATCGTGAAGAGTGTTGAGTCCTGGCTCCTGACAGTTTAAGTCAGTCAGTTGGTCAGTCAATCACAACTTTGATGAAAGTTACCTGGAGGTAACCATGAATGAACGATATGTTTTACATATAGCCTATAGGGTTACCAAAACCCTTGCTTCAATCATGCCCGAGTCAGTTGCGTATCGCTTGTGGCGTTGGAGAAAACCGGTGGTGTGAAGAAGGGCCGTGGACATTTACACGAACCCTGGCTCAGAATACTTGTCAGAATTTGGAATGGTCGGGATGGAAGAGAGAGCCACTACCATAGCAGTTAAAGTTAGTCAGTCAGTCAGTCCACTAGGCTTCATATCCAAAGATAGCACCTAGCTTGTTGCGTAATTCAGTCTCGATATCCTGGGGTGTTCGGTTCTCTATGGTGAGTGTAGTGGACTCATCGAATAGACCAGCAGATTTACCCAGTAATTCCAATGCACGTACTCTAGTGCTAGCAGGATTTTCGTCAGACAGCGCCTCAGCTTTCAGTCGTTCAGTGATCCAGGTTTTATGGATCTTTGTCTGTACCTTTTTACTGGTTTTCCGACCGTCAGTTAGTCGGTCAATCTCTGATGCAACATGAGGTATCTTGGCCAGCTTAGATCCTTCAATGCGGATAGCCTGGTCAGACATATTCTTAGAATTATATGCAGTCCGATAGCTTTCAGTGAAACTCTTACCCTCACTGACTAGCTGTGCAAATACAGATTGCTTTGGCGTTAGGGGTCTACCCTTATCGGTTTTGTTAAGTGAGTCAGACACGATGTCAATATCCTTATATGCTAAGATTAGAAGTAAAGTCAGTGTAACTTTCGTCAAAGTTACCAGGATTAAAGTATCACTTTAGAGGAGGGGATACCACTGTATCCAAGAAGTTTGACTCAACATAGGAGGGTGTATCGTGGATAGTATTGACCTCACTAACATCCGAAGTGTGAAGGAAATGTTGGAAGAATCTGGATCTGTCTTTGCGACAATGACAGTACTCTGCAACACCATATGCAATGGCAATGCTTATGAAAAATGCAATGTCAGACAAGCCTTGTGGCTCATACTCTGTGCCAAATTGTGCAAAGCCCATCCATATCTAAGGAGGTAAATCATGAGACCAATAGTGATCTTTGATTTAGATGGTACCCTCGCTCTTATAGATGAAAGAAGAGCGATCTCTACCAAGCCCAATGGTAAGATACATTATGGCAAATTCTTTGATCCAGAGAACATCAAATTGGATAAACCAAATTTGCGAGTCATCGAGATGTTAAACCTTCTGAAGCCCTCGTATCGCATTGTCATTTTTAGTGGTAGAAGCGATAGGACTAAGTGGGCCACACAATATTGGTTGTGGGACCATGCCATCCACCACGATGAATTGTGGATGCGACATGATGGGGACTATACACCTGATGATATCCTCAAGCAAAATTGGCTAAGGGAAATCCTTTTGCAAAAAGTTTGGTCACATAGGGATGTCCTGGACACTAGAATAAGAACACAATCTGCTGAAATCCACTGTGTGTTTGATGACAGACAAAGAGTAGTAGATATGTGGCGAAGGAATGGAATAACCTGTTTCCAGGTAGCAGATGGGAACTTCTAAACGAGGAGGTAAATTATGTGGTATAAGTTCTGGCAGAATAATTCGGGAGGTGGTTACGTTGGCCCACACTATGTAATCGTGGAAGCTGACGGCCCAGATGAAGCCAATGAATTAGCAGTCAAATCTGAGTCAGTTTACTTCGATGGAGTAGAAACTGGCCGTGACTGCGAATGTTGTGGTGATCGGTGGGAACGAGTCTTTATTGGAGAGGGAGAGGATAACTGGAAAGACCTCGTAGATAACATCGCTATGTTTACCGCACGTGGTGTAAGCACACTTTTCTTTGAAATTCTCACTGAGAATGATGAGACCAAGAGTGCCATAGCTAGAAGGATTCAAGAACGAGTAAGAGAGGAGGGAGTATGAGTAGCTTAACGAATCTAAGATGGACGCTTAATGGCCCAAAGATTATACCGAACCTGGGAGTGACCCGATATGGTAACGCCTCACACAATGGTGCAGTGCTGTACCAGGGTCCAAGTAAGATACAACCTGATGTTGAAATTGTAGTGATTGTGACAGGCTTACGAAATGCGAGTTCCAACACTAAGACTGGGCCACTCCTACAGACTCACATCCTGGTTGCAGATGACAAGCCTACACAGGCTGTTGTCAGTGGGTTAGACAGCGCAGTGTGTGGTGGATGTATGCACCGAAGGCGATGGAATGCAGAGTTGCAGCGTTGGGAACGATCTTGCTATGTGAATATAGGCAAGGCTCAGAATGCTATCTGGACAGCCTTTCAGAATGGCTCGTATCCCGACATAGACTGGGATGTTTACAATACGATAGCTACTGGACTGTTCGGTAGGTTGGGTACGTATGGTGATCCTGCAAGTGTACCGATAGAGGTGTGGGATAACTTTGTGAAACCCCTGTCAGGTTGGACTGGGTACACCCATCAGTCAGCCAATCCCAGGTTGCGTGAGGTACTCAGATACTGCCAGGTGTCAGCCGATAGTCTCGGGGATGCCCAGGCCTCATCTAAGGCCGGACTGGGTTCATTCAGAGTGCTAGGTAGTAACTCACCACCGAAACAAGACTGGGAGATTCTATGTCCTGCCAGTGAGGAAGCTGGTAAGACTGTGCAGTGCCACGAATGTCTGATGTGTGATGGCAAGAGTGGTAACAACATTGTGATTGGGGCACATGGTACTGGTGGAGGCTACGCCCAAGAGAGTAATAGACGGCCTCTGAAATTCGACTAAACATAGGAGGAAGTATGAGTGAAGAGCAAAGCAAGTTCAGTGAAGAGCAAAGGAAGGTGATTGAAGAGAGTGATGAATTCCATCCCTATGACTGTGAGCTAAACCTTACAGTTAAATTCTCACTCCATCGTGACAAAGAACCAACCAAAGAAGAGATGACAAGGGCCTTTTACGGTTATATGTACGAGGAATGTTTTAGCAACATCATCAAGTTCTTTCAGGGATGTCGAGAGGAGGAGCGTACACGATTAGACCCCCAGCTAAGCATTTATTCCCTTGTACAAGACCTTGAGGGTACGGCTCTACTCAATCCAGATTACAGTGAGGAGTGTGATTGCTGTGGAGCAGGTGTAATTGCAAGAGATGGAACAGTCATCGATGAAGAGGCACGTCAAGATTCCTATTTAGATCAGAGAACATTTTGGTTATGTGGTGAACATCCAGGTTGTGCGTCTTCATAAAACAAGGAGGTAGTATGAGTATCGAAAAAAAGTACGATGACCACGGCCAACGCATGACAGATTGCTGTGGAGTACTTGCAAATTACGGCACAGACTTTGAAGTACTTCCTTTCCCAGAGGGGTTCGCTTGTGGTGCCTGTGGCAGACTGACCACGAAAGGAGAGGGTGACTCAACTGAGTTTAGAGATGGTATCACTTACGACATCTGGTTTGCAAGGGTAATGCTTATGAAGATGGTGGATTCAGCCGAAGAGTTTTAAGTAGAAGTTTAATTAAACATAGGAGGAAGTATGGAGTTGTTAACGAAAGAGATCTTGTCCGAAGTTCATCCACTGTATGCTGACAAAGGTGGAAGCGATCCACTGATCGTAGCCAAGTACTTTGACCCGATAGGTTCATACACATTCTATATGCTAGAGTATGATCCAGAGGAGCGTATCGCATTCGGCTATGCCACTGGGCTACAGTACGATGAATACGGATCAGTCAGTTTGGCTGAGTGGGAAGACCTAGCAAAGGCCGAAGGAAGGATGGGGCTAGGTATCGAGAGAGATATACATTTTCCAATTAACGAGCATCGCATCAGCGATGTGCAAGAGGGGAGGGTACAGTAATGGATGAATTCCTAGCAGGTTTGTTACCAGATGGACAGTCTTTAGAAGAGGCACTCGAAGAGCAACAGTCGGACATCTCTAACCCGACAGGTATGCAACGTAGGCATGCCTGGATCAGACAGATAGAAAAGTCTGGCGAACAACAAGAGGAGGAAAACGATGCAAGCACCGAATGAAATACAGGCATACCTGCACTGTAAGAAGTGTACAGAAGAGCTGCCCGAAGGGCAGAGTCCCATGGAGTACGCCCGAACTCAATCGGGATGGACACCCCAGGGCTTACAAGTCTGGTGCAACCGACATGATGAGAATGTCATGCACTTAGACTTCAAGGGTACATACCAAGCCCTCGAGGAGATGTTGGAGGTGGAGATACCATACAATGGTATAGTATTAGCTGAGTTACCAGAGGAGGAAGCATGAAGCTGTACGAAAAAGTAGCACAGGAAATAGTTAAGGATATTAGTGGGAGATACGAGGAGTACGACACGATAGAACCACTAGAGCTTTTCCTTAAAAATCTGCAAGAGATGGACAACCCAGAAGTGATGGAACAATTACAGGCAATGTTGCCAGAGGAGGGAGTATGAGTAAGAAAGATCTATTCAACATAGAGATTCACAGAGCGTACTGCATAACCCAAACTGTCTTTGCTGACAGTCCCATGCAAGCAGAGAAGATTGGGAAAGAGTTACAGCAAGAGGTAGACGACAAGTTCATGCTTTCCCAGTGGGGACCAGAGCTTGAGAACAGGCCCCCGAACTCAAGGGTAAAGATCGAACCATACGGACAGCCGTCTGTTCAGGCTTTCATTAACGAGGAGGAGTAACATGAGTTTGCGTGATAATAATTTTCAAGACCTGGAGTGTCATCCGTATGAGGAAGTGCTAACTGCATACCAATGTGTCACAAGCACAGGGCCATACAGGAAAGAGCCAGCTTGCCTTGAAGAGCTAAAGGAAAAGTGGGGACAACTGGTTGATGCAGATGTCATCCATGAACTCTTCGGTTATATGACATTAGGGTCTCTTGCCCGGACTTTCGATAGGCTAAATGTTGTTGTGCATGTTGATGAAAATGGACAGCCCAACACCTGGGGAACAGGCGAACCAGCATCAGCAGATAACGTCGGAGATCGGAAGTGGTTACGGCCATTAGTATAAGCAACTTGACATATTGACTAGTGTATATAGATTATATAGAAGACCATATACACTGTATCACATGGGGGGTCAGCGTCGCATTCTTTGTTATGTAACCTGGCTTAAATGACCATGGTCAGACCTACAGTTCCTCATTACTGGAGGGGCGCCCCCATCGGTAGTAATTCTGACCACAGACCAAGTGTAACTTTCATCAAAGTTGCACAATTTTTTCTTTTAGAGAGGAGGTAGTATGTCAGAAGTAACACCGTTCACCCATGTAGACCGAAGCGTAGCACGAGATATCCATAGTATCGTGAAGAGAGAATTGTCTTCGGCCTTGGAACCTTACGGCCTTAGTATGGAGATGGGTGGTATCACCTATGATCCAGAAGAAGGATGGGTAAGGTTGAGTAAGATTCGTTTAGCAGTGTCCCTAGATGGAGAGAGACCTCTTACTGCACGAGAGCAAGCCTTACAGGATGAGCTTGAGCGAAGAGAGGGGGGTAAGCATGAGCTTGATCCACAGAAGTCAGGGGCCACGATAGACGGACAAGAATGCATCCTGGTTGGGTACAAGCCTAGAGCTACCAAGCGTCCATTCGTTATCAAGATGCTTCAGACTGGTAAGGAGTATGTAATCCCAGTGCGTATGGCGAATCTTGCATTCGCTGCCCTAGACGAAAGGACTCCCAATGTCTAACCCAAACCTGCACTGGCGTACCAATCTAGAGGACCAGCCAGACATACCTGGTTGGCTTCTCGAGATAGCCGACATCATAGATCGGCAACACACGGTGGATGCACTGATGCATCTGCCTAAAATCACAGAAGCTATTGAACAAAGCTTCGTGCATCATGGGGAGCATTCGGCTACCCCTAATAACGTAGGATAAGACAGGAGGATACAATGGAAGACCAACAATGGTCGGAGCTTCTTGGTCAGAGTGAGTACCTAGCTGAGGACAATGAGTCTGCGTTCAAAGCACTGGGTTCAGCCGACGAGAAGCAAAAAGCAATACTAGCAATATTGAAACTTCTCTCAGTCAGTATGGCTACTGTTCCATTCGAGGGTGGCAATGATGAAGGATACATTGAGCCAGTCCAGTTGGAACTAGAGTCAGGCGACAAGAGAGAGGTCAAGGTGCTGTATAAGCCTTGGAACTTTACGTTAAGACGTGCTGTGTGGCCAGATGGACAAGAGCCAAGTGAGTTGGCACACAGAGAGAGTAGGTTAGCAGAACTTCTCAGCTATCCTATTGATGTATGCTACGGATCTTTTGCAGGGGAGTTCTCTGTGCATGGTGACTTCATCTGGAATGTGGAGACTGGACATACAGGGTTCCAGCAACACTACCAAGTCTACCAGTACGACAACGAAGAGTGGCCAGGGGAGAATGAATAATGGAACCGCTCATCGTTAACATGCCACACAATTCTTACGGTCGGCAACTCTACAGTCCAGCATGGGTCAAGCCCAAGGACTTTAATAAATCTGATTCAGGCGATGACGTAGCAAGTCTGTTTCTTGAGTTGACTGGCAAGAAGAATTTCGACAACGCTACCCTGTCCATCATCCAAAAGATGGGGGTAGAAATTTCAGTTCAGCTGCCTAGTGGAACCTGTATTCCATGGCAAGAGTTTGTGCTTTCAAAGTAAGGGGGAATCATGGCACATCCATACCACCATGCTCTAAGTAGTGTGAAGAAGTGGGGCGGTGAAACAGAGGACTACATGAGCATACATGAGTGGTTCGACGACAGCAAGAAGTCTCATGCGGACTTCAGGCATAGAGCGTTGCGCCACCATGCAGAAGGAATCTTCCTGTGTGAATCAATATTCGGGAAGACTATAACTCTCTCATCTGGACGTACCATTCCGGTTAGATGGGTGGGAGAGCAACATGTCCAGGAAGACCTGGGGCGGATACCATCCGCAACGGATTATCTACGGCTTATAACTCCTGAACCGTGGATGCACCGATCAAGAAGACTATCTCAGGAGATGGAGGAACAACATGAGCAAGACAAATCTTGAACAAGAGTGGGTTCAGGCGATCAGTGATAAGCTGGTCGGTAAGACCATCAAAGAGGTGAGATACATCTCTGATGAAGAGGCGAGAGGCATGGACTGGCACGCAAGGGCTGTTGCCATACAACTCTCAGATGGACAATGGGTATTCCCCATGCAAGACGATGAAGGTAATGGGCCTGGTGCATTGAGCACTACCTATGAAGACCTTCCAACTATTCCAGTATTTAGCTAAAGGAGGTGTGTTATGAAGGTTGGAAGCTTGTTTAGTGGAGTTGGAGGCTTTGACCTGGGCCTCGAACGATCTGGACATGAGATCGTATGGCAGGTTGAGTATGACAAACAAGCCAGGAGTATTCTTAGGAAGCACTGGCCTGATGTCAAAATGTATAATGATGTTCAACAAGTAGGAGGTAAAGATGGAGAAGCAGGAAGAGATGTTCTCGAAGAAGTCGACCTCATCTGTGGTGGGTTCCCGTGTCAAGATCTATCAGTTGCGGGACACCGTCGAGGATTGGATGGTTCAAAATCGGGGCTTTGGTACGAATTTCATCGCATACTTAAAGAATGCGCTCCCCAGTACTGTCTGGTCGAAAATGTCCCTGGTCTATTCTCCTCCAACAAAGGACGGGACATGGAAGTTCTCGTCAGGGGGTTGGAAGAACTGGGGTACCAGTGGCAGTACAGAATACTTGACTCTCAATATTTCGGAGTCCCCCAACGTAGGCGTAGAGTCTTCATTGTCGGATATCTTGGAGAGGGATGTCAACCCCAAGTATTACTTGAGTCCGAAAGCCTGCCGTGGCATCCTGCGACGAGCAGACAAGAGGGGCAAGGATCTGCCACCACTGCTCCAAGAAGCGATGGAGAGGGTCGTCTCCACTGGTACGAGCGACACGACCAAGACGGAAGGGTAACCGACCTAACCGGCAAGCCTACACAAACAATTGGTGCTAATGCTGACAATGGTTGTGACCTGCCCCTGGTGTTGGAAGAACAGACGGACCTGAGCGATGAGGAAGGTGGCAGAACGCTTTACAGAGGAGAAGGATTCTCATCGTACAAAGAGGACGAGTTAGCCGCACCCTTGAGAGCGAGCCAAGCCAAGCAAGCTGATACGGACCTGGTCGTTGCCAGATGCACTGGCTATGCCAAGTACAAGATGGAAGATGAGATGAAGGCGAGTAGCCCACTA